TCAAAAATAGTAACCTGAAATCCTACCTTACCAAATTCAACGGCTAAAGGTAAACCAACGTAGCCGCCGCCGATCACAGCAACATTAGCTGTGCGTTGTAAAATTTTTTGTTTTAACGTATCCATCATTCACCCATTCCACGCTCTCAACCAATGGAATCCTTCCTGTACGTATGTAGGCAACAAATTCCTCAGTTTCCTATAATTGCGCCGATGATGATTCCCACTACCATTCCAATTGCAGTGGCAAGACTCAGAGCAATGACGGCGCAGACAAGATTTGATAAAGTATCACCTTTGACGCTGGTATCGTTGTCTTCATCGTCTTCATTACGATAAAAAACACAATTCGAGAATAGTGAACCTTCAGGCACCGTGACGCAATTCGTAAATGTTTGAACATCAGAACCGGGTATTCCGTCCACGAAATCAGCAACTTTGTCCTTGGCTTCTCCCAACAGGATCACAGCTTGGGTCAGGCGCACGTCGGCTCCCATTGCCTCAACTTCTTGTACGGCTTCTCGGATGGCATATTCGCCAGAAGACATCTTGTCTACTCGATTTCTACGGGGCACACAATGGTCACATACTGCTTCCGCTGAACAATCACAACTCGTACAACTCATATTTTTGCCTCAAATACATCAGCCAACAAATCTCTTTCGCTACTCTCAACTTCATTTAAACGACTTTTTATGTCCTGCACGTACTGAGATTCCAATTCAATAAGCAGGGGTTCAAAGCCTTCTAACAAAGCTGCTTCTCCGGTCGTGCCTGATCCAGCAAAAGGATCTAGTATGATTCCACCGGGTGGTGTAATCAACCGGCAAAGATAGCGCATAAGCGCAAGCGGTTTTACTGTTGGATGCTTGCTACCACGACGTTCTTTCTTTGACGCTTTGGCACAGTAGTAGAAACGGGATGCGCCGCCAGAATCACCATAATTACTGGGTGCTTGAGGTTTACAAGACTTCACGAATCCATCAACTTCATATTCAGAACCAGCATACGAATATCCACCTGCCTTGTTACCATAGCTAACGGTGCCACTCTTCAATTAACTTTTGGAGAACAACTTTGTTGTCTCCTTCAAAAATTTGATACTTCATTAAGCTTCTTCAATCGTTACACGATACACATTTTGGTGGATGAGATCGGCCAAGTCTGCCGGTTGAAAAATATCGGTCATATTGCGTCCAGACAAAAATTCCAATAGCTCATTACGGGTTTCTTCTGTTATTAGTACTTCCATGTTCCTCATTAGTTCTCTTCAAATAGGTCGTCTAAAGATGCCTTTGGTGCTTCAGGCGTCGTTCCTAAGCGTTTCTCAATGTCAGGGATGTACTCAGCTTCCCTTTCAATAAGGATCGACTGGAAGCCCTCTAAAGCGGCAGCTTCGCCGGTTGTTCCTGATCCGGCAAAGGGATCGAGTACGGTTCCACCGGGTGGTGTAATCAAGCGGCAAAGGTAGCGCATAAGGGCAAGTGGTTTGATGGTTGGATGTTTTGACCCACGACGGTCTTTCTTTGACGCTTTGGCACAGTAGAAGAAGCGGGATGCACCACCAGAATCACCAAAACCTGTACCAAACCCATGCCGTGGCCCGCCGACATTATTCATGATTCCACCCACACTCTTTTGGCCACCTTGTTTAACGGGCTTTGTTGGCGAAGTTGAAATTCCTGTCTGTTCGTCCAACATCTCCCCGGCTTCTTCGTCCAAGATCACGTTGGCTGGGAATCGGCCCAACGACTCTGCTTTTACGACATTCTTGCGCATCTTTTCTTGATGTTCTTTGAGCTTGGTTTCGTCATGCATCCACGGCCTGTCGAAGCCTTCTATTGCAATGACAGCTTTGTCACTGGAAGTTGCTCCACCACCCAGCTTGTCGGTTGTTTTAACTCGACATTCATCAATATTGATCCCACCAGTTCCGTGCTTCAGGACGTTAGCAGCAACAGTTGGTTCTTCAAGCGGCTTTCGTGCAAGTACGATGGGTTCGATAGCTGGCTTGAGTGCGGTGCCCCATCCTTGCCATTGAATAGCTTCAGGTGTGGCCGGTGTGGTTATTGTTGCTCCGTTATCCCGACGATCAAAGCCGTGTCCGACGTATACAGCTTCAACACTCTCCTCATGTTTTGCGCCGCCTTCATATGTGCGATTAGCCCTAAATCGTGTTTCATCGAACCCTACAATTTTACGTTCAACACCCGCTGCCTTATCAATAGATTTTCCTATGTTCATTGACTTGGGGAAACCACTTCCATACATCCAAACGATTTGGTCACGAATTTCAAATCCGGCGTCTTCCAAATTGACCACCATTCGATGGTAGGTGCGAGTCCCACCAAATGAAAGTACATGACCACCCGGTTTCAAAATTTTCAAAACCAATTCCCAAAACTCAACTGATGGGACATCGTAATCCCATTTTCGATTCATGAATCGAAGTCCATAAGGCGGATCGGTCACAACTGCGTCTACTTGCACGCCATCTTCGATAAGTTTTTGGAGAACAATTTTGTTGTCTCCCTCAAAAATCTGATATTTCATCAACTCAAATCCAAAACAGGAATCAAAGGATGCTGTGGGGCCGGATACAAGTTCATGGCAATAATTTGGTCATAAACTTCTCTGCATTCTTCAGCCAATCGAACGGCTTGATTGTAAAGCTCTTGCTGTTCGGCTGTGACTTGTTCGGGATACCCAGCGGCAGCTTTAGCACTCACGTCGCTCCACTTCTCAACCAAGGCAAGATGTTTTTTGAGCGATGGCCGGTACTTCTTATCGTGACGTGAATCGACAATCGGCTCTGGTACGATTTCAAGAACCTTTTTCTTACTCATTTATTGCCTCTCGGCCAAAAAAATATATCAGAACGGCAAAAGTGAGCGTTGGTCCAAGCAATAATCCCAACAAGGTGTACCAGTGCAAACCGGAAAGATAGTATAGGTAATATCCAATGTGGATAGTCGTCAATATCAACAAAAATTTCAAAACGTTTTTCATTTAGATGTCCCTGTAAAGTGTCTGGAAAAATTTGGAGCCATAGGGATTGGTCGTCATGTTCCCAGACGCCTGCCATGCTTCGCCTTCTTCGTTGATGAAATCGTTCACGGCTGTAATCAATTCCTCTACTGTATCAGCTTTAATAACGGTGTATCGTATTATTTTACTCATCTATTAACCACTCCAATGTGTCGTTTTCTTGTTCCATTTCCTTGATAAGACTCCGAATGATGTCACGGTCGATCTCCCGTTGTATGTCTTTAACAATTGTCGTGTACGTCTCATCGTTGTGAGCGCAGTACTCGCAACTTGTATCTCCACAATCGTGTGGTGCGTACTGAGTGTTGGCCGGGTGACTCATAGTTCCTCAATCAACTTGGAAAAGTTCTTGTCTCGGGCGAACCTGAGTGTAGCCCGAAACTTATCTAGCGCAGCATCGTTCTTATGCGAGATGACGAAAACATTTGATCCTTGCAAGTTATCATTCAATAATTTGATGAACAGGTCGGTGCCATTGGCGTCCATTGACCCGTCGATTACTTCGTCCAGAATAAGCAAATTGGTTGCACAGGAGTTCTTCTGACGGGCAATCTCACGCCATGCGAACAGAAGCGCCAAGTCGATGCGAAGTTTTTCTCCCTGACTAAAACTATTGTACTGAAGAGTATCCCGGTGACGGGCTTTGAAAGTTTCATCAAAACTCTCGTCGAGAGAGAAGGACACGAAGAAATCAAGTGCGGCCAAGTACTTGTTGACAAGTTTGTTGATGGCCGGTAGGTATTGTCGGATGATCGCTGCCTTGATGCCCGAATCCTTGAGCATCACGCCAGCGGCTATGTAGAATTGCTGCGTCTCCAGATGTTCTTTCTTTTGGCCTTCCAGACGAACTAGCTTGGCATGGCTATCAGTCAGTTTTTTGGTCTGTTCTTCGATATTTCCACTTGGTTTGCGTTCAAGTAGCTGGCGGCACATATCGATACGGGTTTCAAGATTTTTCTTCTCGTTTGCTCTCTCAGAGAGAGTCATGCGCAACTTTTCCAAGTCTTTCTTCTGCTTTGCAGCTTCTTCCAACCGGGGTGTTAAAGTCGCAAGCTTCTCATCGATGTTCTTACATGACTGTTTGCCATTTTCAATTATTCGGATGCGGTCAGTATCCAATTTTTCAATCTTTTTTTCATAGTCATCAATTTCAGTTTGTGTTGATGAAATAATACCAGTGCGGTGCGATGCATTGATCTCTTGCCCGCATGTATCACACACTAACGTATTGTTATAAAAAGAAAGAACCTTGTTGGCTTTTTCAATATCGGATTTGATCTTTTTCTTGTCGGCATCCAAGAGCTTTACATCGGTCTGAACTGCCGCCATAATGTCTTGTTTTTCTTTTTGATGGGCATCCCGATCTTCTTCAACAATGACCGATTCCTGGACGGTTGCTTGAAGAGAAACCAATTCTAGTTTGAGAGCGTCGGTTGCCGTCACCCGTTCTTCGATTTGAACTTGTAATTCCGTGATTTGATTTTCAGTTTCTTGGGCTGCTTTCTTCTGTTCGGCTTCCAACTTGGCAATGAACCCTTGGATGAGGGCGATTTGCTCTTTGATCGAGATGACAGACGTTCCATTCGTTTTCAGATCATCTTTGACATCATCCATTTTCTCTTTGAGAATTTCATTCATCGTGGAGAATACACCGATGTCCAGAATGGTTTCTATAAACTCCCGGCGCTTACCAGCCGGAAGTTGCATGAAGGGTAGGTATTTTGCGTTTCCGAGAATCACAACTTGTGTGAAAGAGTCGTAATCGACCTTTAGGATGTCCTGTTCCAGGAATGCTTGATCGTCTTTGGTAGCGGCTTCTTGAGGGCGGGGCTTCCCGTCGATCAGAAGTTCCATTGCGGCTGGCTTTAAGGTACGAGTGACCTTGTATTGCTTTGTACCGATCTCAAATTCAACGACGACTTCGCAATCGGCATTGTTGATCGTGTTAACGATCTGTTCAAGCTTGATTTTACGGAATGGCTTCTTGTACAGGCCAAAGCAAATGGCGTCCAGGAGTGTGCTCTTGCCGCTGCCATTGACACCCAAGACCAACGTGGTCGAAGCCTGATCGAGTTTGATTACGGTTGGAATATTCCCAGAAGCAAGAAAATTTTTCCAACTAGCACTTTTGAATAGGATCACTTCTTAATTGTCCCCGGCTGTCATAATAACGAGACCATTCTGCATAATCTTTAAAATACTTTCCGTCATGATAGATGTAAGTAGTTTTGCCATCTATGCTCATGACATGTAACGGAATGTACAGCCAGTATAGTTCCATTTATCGAACAATGTTCCGTCCACAACTCAGGCACAATACACAGCACGGAACACAATGAACCGCCGCCAACCCGCCATCTTCATGACAAACACAACGACACACTTCCCAGTGCTCATGCCCGCATGGTTCGTCACTTTCCAAAGGCAGGTAACCCATTACTCTAGCGTCCACGTACCGTTAGAGTGCAGATTGAGCGAGTACATCGATGACGTGTTATTCAGATAGAGCGTTGCAGTTTGTTGTTGATTGTTCAACCCCAAGTCAAAGCCTTCCTCAATCAATTGAGCCACGAGCGTATTAAAGCGCTCCATTTTCTCTTTGTTCAGTTTTATTGGTATTTTCATGCTGCCTTTTGCTCCGTCACTACGAATGCCGCTGCGGATTCGCTTCCCATTGTCATTGCCATCGGAATGAGCCATTGAAGATTTGGAATCGTCTGAAGACGGCTCAAATTTTCAATTTCATACACCCGTACCGTTTCGTCCGTTGTGGACTTCACAAGAAACAGATCATGCGAACGGGCATGGAAGAAATGGACCGTGAAACCTTCACCCGTCAAAGTGACGTATTGATTCCAGTGCTCCACGTCCATTCCGGTCTCTTCCAAGAACTCACGTCGCATCGCTTGTGCCGGTGTCTCACCTTCTTCGATCTTGCCGCCTACACCGTTCAGCTTGCCTTTCTGCCAAGCTGGTTTTTCCTTGCGGATCAAAACGACGTATTCAAGGTACGAGTCAAAAAGGAAACCGGCTACGTATTCTGTGCTGTTCATTTTACGGCTCCATGCAAAAATTTGGATTATTTATTGTGCTCAGTGCTTCAGCGAAAGTAAGCTCCGGCTCGCTCCCCACTGGAGTTCTAGGCAACGCTCCCCACTCTTCCATGCACCGAACCGCCAGTGCAGCGATCTTGCGCATGTCGTTCAATGGATACTCAATCCCGGCTCGCATAGTCCAAGCGTCTTGAGCATGACGGACATAATGATCCATCATGGTCAAATATTCCGCCACAGTGCGACGACGAGTAGGGTCTTCGCTGCGGTTGGGAGGGAGGGTTTGTTGATACTCCCGCTCGCCGTCGATGACTTTGTATACATCGGCACGGGGCGTCATTGCAGGACAACTACGTTCAAATACTGGCATCTTCATCCTCGATCAGCCAACTTAGGTCGTCGTCAATTTCAACTGGCTTTTCTGATTTCTTGGGATAAGGGATCAATTGACTGTAATCAGTATCGACTATCGTCCAACCCGGTTTCACTGAAAATGACATTATCTCAACCAAACTACGTTTATCCTTTGGCAAAGTTTTCGATGTTGGGCTTTCGTTATCAATTGACCCTAGTGGCCGTTAAATACAGCATCTTCATGATCTCACGCATTCGATTTTTGTCAAGATCAATGGTCATTGCGTCCACATAGCTGTTTAATACTTGCAATGTGTCCGTCAAAACAACCTCTCCTTTCTCAAAATCTCCAAATTGGTCATCTACTTCTTCATCTACACCCAGTGAAAAGCTTTCGATGATTTGCAGTGTGTCCGGGTTAACTCCTTCGATCCTAGACAGCCAGCGGTCGTAAAGATACGGGTCGGTCTTGTGTGCCACGTTGATCTTGACTTGCGTCTTTTCCAGATGATTGAAGTCTTGAGACAGCATTACCATATGAGTTGCCGAATCTCGGTCGTCATAAACGATTTTATGAAACATCCGATTTGGATTGGGTATGAATTCGAGTTCCAATGTCTCTGTGTCGAAAATGTGAAATCCCCGAGGGTCGCCGGTATCAGCGAAGGTCATCTCATAGGGCGATCCGAGAAAATGAATGCCGCCGTCCATCGATTGTGTATGAAAATGCCCACTGAAGACTTTCTTGAATTTCTTGAAGAGCTTCCTGTCCAATCCGTGTTCGCAGACGACTGAGCGGTCGTAGTTGAAACCGGCAATCTCCAGGTGGCCCATGACCACCGGGGCCTTGCTTGCCTTCACTATACTCAGCGTCGGCGCAGTATTCATAGGGTTCATCCACGGCAGCAAGAGAATGCGTAGGCTCCCCAAGGTGATCTCTTCCGGCTCTTCGTAAATCTTGAGGTTCGGGTAGCCTTGACAAAGCTCCGTCACGGAATTGACGTTATTGGAATCACGAAAATAGGTATCGTGATTGCCGATAGTCACATGCATCGTGATACCCATAGCTTCCAATCTGTTTAAAATGTCCATTCGACAACGATGTAAGATGTGAAAGTTGATGTACTTTCGCCGGTCGAACAGATCGCCTAAATGAACAACCGTTTTGATGCGGCGCTCTTCCAAGGTAGGGAAGAATACTTCGTTAAAGAACCGCTTGAAGTAATCGTCGAAAACGAGAGAATCGTTTTTCCAGCCAAAATGTGTGTCAGTCAGTAAGCAAATTTTCATTTTCCTTTCTATTCATCTTTATACCATTCGGGATGAAGGGCCTTCATTGCCTTGCGCACCACAGGATGTTCAAAATATTCACTGTCGCCTTGACAGTCCCAATCATGGCCTTCTAGAGCCACGATCAGAGAGGAAATAACTCCCTCTTTTGTGGTTTTCTTATCCAAAAGGGCACCGACTACCACATCAAAAATATCGGTACCGCTACACCAACCCATTACCAGGAAATCTCCACCCAATGTCTAAAACCAGCATCATGGGCATTTACATACCCATTATCAGCGCATCCGGCATAAGACGGGTAAGATTCTTGTTTAGCGACAGCTTTAAATCCTTTTTGTCGCAGAGCATTAACCAACAATGGAGCTACAGTTGAGCCTGCATTATTGTACCCGACAACGTAGGTGGTAGAGGACTTACATTGCTCGGCTTTACATATAATTCTAGTAAGAGCATTGTCTATCACTTCGTCTAAAAAGGTTGTTTTTAGCCAACGATCATTCTCAGCGTCCTGTAGTTTCTCTTTTTTAGCTTTTTCGGCTGCTTCCTGTTGTGCCTTTGATTGAGCAGCTTTAGTGACCTTCTTGATGTTTTCCGCAGTGATTTCTTTCCGTTTCTTCATGATTTCTTCTTTCCGTGTAATTGACACAAATTTTGTTTGTATACGCAGAGACAAGGCGCTCCGGGACAATCACTGTCATCAACTTGACTCGGATAGGGACTTGTTCTCGAACACTTACTACATTGCCAGAGGTACCCGGCAGCATTCGACTTGCTTACATAGTCGTGTTTCACGTTTTACTTCTTTCTTTTGGTTTTCTTCACCGGCTTGGTTGCGACGGCCACACCTTTACCATTGTCTTCAAACAAATTGTCGATTGTCGCCGCTGATTTTTTGGCGTTCGCTCTTTGTTTCTTGCCTTCTTTCCAATTCTCGAATTTTGTAATAATGTCACCTTTATTTTCCTGGAGATAAGTGACATAGCTATTGTTGTAATTTGTGCCGTCGCCATCCTGTCTTTCATAAGAATCCACAAAATTAGATTGATCGATAATCTTCATTTTGACGTAAAGCTGCTTTTGTTCCTTCTGAATTCGACGGATGAAAGCATTGTGGATGATCTGCGTAATGTAAGCGAAAGCATTGGTGCTCTTTGCCGGGTCGAAATTATGAATGTACCGTAGGCAACTTTCCAAACTATCGCCGATCATGTCCTCACGATAGGTGTAGTTGACGAACCCGGCCTTTTGAGAAAGCCGATTGGCCATCTTGACCATGCATTCAGCGACGAAATCGGGGAGAGGGGGTCTGGGGAGCTTCTTCCGGGTGTTGCTTCGGATATGTTTCTGCCACTCTACAAGTGCTTCGTAGAGAGCACGATTTTCGACATAGTGAACTTTGGTTTTTGGTGATTCGGTTTTTGGTGCTTCCATCCTTTCTCCGGCCACAGGCCAAAACAAAAATTAAAACAGCGACGTGTGCGGAGTATTCGATGTGTAGGGTGTTTGCCCCAGTACCATTAGACTACATCTTTCGATTCTGTCAAGTTGATGCAGACGCAGACTTTATTTAGATGCATCTACTTGACAAATAGTTCCATCTGTGATACAATGAAACCATGATGACCCTGACGGGGCATACGAACAGGATTGAGGAACTATGAGCGACTACCAAGAACCTGAATTGATGACTCAAAAAGAGTATGTGGAGGCTCAGACTGCATTTGATCGTGTGGCAAATATTGAGGGAGCAGGCAGTTTGTTTCGTGTTAGTGAAATTGAAGCTGCTCATCTACAGCATGTCCGTACTGCTGTTTATTACCACCGAGATATACATCCTGAGAACCGGAGCGAGTATAAGACTTTAATTCCGCAACTTTGTCAATACGGCTTGAATGGTAACCGGGCGGTTTTTGACAGGACACGGAAAGTAGCCAGACTTACGGTCGGTGATATTGAGTTGGCAGACTACTTAGCACGAAAGCGGAGGGCACTATGACACACGGTCAAGTAGCTGCGAGAGTTAGAAAGAACAAAGAACTGCATCCAGATCAATTCACGATGTCTGTGGGCGTTTCGATCAGGTCCGTGTCCGAAGCATCAAATAGCATTGCCTCATGTGCTAGTGACTGCTCTGTGTGGGTGAATGAGGAATGCGATTGCGTCACAGGTAAACCATGTTCCTCTTACTGATTGGTTTGGTAATCGGATTGCTACTGTTCCGGTCATCTACCTTGACTTTGGGTGGAATGATCGCCAGCATCTTCCGACTGATATTCAGTGTGGTAATCGTTTGGGCTATTCTAGCCGTTGGTGTGGTCCTCACCTTCATCATCGGGTTCCCAATCGTCTATAACGCCTTCTTTCGATGAATCATCAGTTCAGCCACGGCTTCTTCACCGGACCCGGCACCGCATCTTCATCCACATCCGGGTCGATAACTGGATCTACGTCAGACGAGGGATGATTTGGAAGCGAAACTGCCTGTAAGGATTGCTTCTTCATGGATTCAATTTTCTGTTCATAGATGTTCTTCACCATGTCCCGAACTGTCGTGTAAGTCACGATGGTCAGCTTGTTGATCGTAATCAATTCTTGGGATGTAAAGGGCACCCACGGTGTGAATAGATAAATGGCTTCTTCAGAGGACGGGTCGAACATTGTTGAGACTTTCAATGGATACCGAACCAAAAGCATTTCCTGCATCACTTGAATGACCGGAACTTGACAAAGAATGTCATCACCGTTAGTGAGCTTCAGGAAACGATATTCGTAAGTGGCTTCTGGCTCTGGTTCTATCCGAATCGACTCGGGTGCTTCTTCTTCTACTTGTTTATTCATGATCTGTTAACTCTATTTTGTATTTTTTGTAATCAAAACTCTCTTGCGCATAATACGCAATTCGTTCTTCCAAATGGTGCAATGAATAGTTATCATGCACTTCTGTGTGTGCTTTGTTCCAAACGGAAAGGTCGTCACTAATATCGTACCAGCGCATTTTTGTCTTGCGAGACGACAGGCGCAGACCACGGCCAATTGATTGGAACAAGCGAATTTTGCTCTTACCCGTTGCGACAGAAATCACATTGTCGATGTTGCGAATGTTTACACCCATTGCGTATGTGCCATAACTACCCACAATGATAGCGTTAGTTTCGCCTTCGGCAATATAACGCACTTTATTGCGTTCATCCGGCTTCACTTCTCCATGAATGAAAAACAACTTACGATCTTTTTCTAATCGGTCGGCAATCATTTGGTGAATGATCTGTCCGTGTTTCTCCACTTTGTCATAAAGGACTAATGTATTACCCTTCAAAGACATTGCCAAATTACAAATGAAGTTGTTGCGGCGCTCGTGTGATTGCAGGAAATCCATTTCTTCCTGATATGTCTTCTTCTTACACGCTTTACGCTCTTCGTCGCTGTACTGTAATTGAAGAATGTTGATCTCTAACTGAGCGGCTTGGCCGTCGTCTATGAGTTGACGGGTCGTAGTGGTTTGGTACACCGGCCCGAATAGACCTTCCAGGATCATATGATTGACTTTGCAATCTTTCAGTGTGCCAGTTGTTCCAATCCGAAATCTAGCATTGACCAACTTAGTCATCACACCACTGAGTTCATCGGCTGCAAACAAGTGGGCTTCGTCGCCAAAGACAGTTTCTACATCATCAAAATACTTTTGATCCATGATGTATTCGGCCTTCTTATTCCATTCCTTGATCTGGAACTTGCTCATCTTGGCTCTTAAATCTTTAGGGAGCCGTTCCTTGACAGCCAACGATTGCCACGTCGAAATGACCACCCGTTTCTCTGTGGTCTTCTCTGAGCCTTCGTGCAGGCAATGACAATTCTTTTCTACGTCCCATTGGAGTCGGTCGGCGTAGTCCCTGAAGTCATCAAACATTTGATTGACAAGATTGCTGGTGGGCACCACGATCAAAACCTTGCCTTTGGTTTTTGCAAGGTAGTAACGCATCAACACGTAAATGATGAGTGATTTGCCTGATGCTGTGGGTGAAAGCAACAAGCTGCGATTTGCTTGGATTGCGTGAATGATAGCTCTCTCTTGAAAGTCATGCGGCACTAAATCAACTCGACCTTCGTCCGCCGTTCGAGATAACTGAAGTGCCTCAAACATGCGTTGGCATTCGGTTACAGAGAAAGCCGTCTCAACGTCGAGTGGATCTTCATAGACACATTCGTAATCATTTTCGTCGCACCACTGTTTGACATACGGATGCAAGCCGAAATACAACTTACCCGATCTCTGATCGAACAGCCGCTTCTTTCCGTCCCAATAACGGTTTTGAACCGAAGGCATAAATGCAGCGCCCTCGACTATGTAAGCGAAACGATCTGACATTTCACGCAAAGCGGCCTGGTCGCCGGTCACACAGACATGCGTTTCGTCGAACTTTGAAATATAGAGAGTCTCTGACACTGCCAGTATGTAGGTGCTGCATTTACGGGTTAATTTAACCAGACCAGCGTTTTTTTCCAGTCTTGATACTCTTTACGCTGTTCAGACAGTTTCGTATGTTGTTTTGTTTTGCCGTTTTGTAATGATGTGTTCATGACTCTATCACCCAGATTATTGAGCAATCTATTCGCATCCGTTTTAAGTTTCCATTTGCGCTCAGCCAACAGAAGTTTGGTCGAACCCGGTTCATAAGGGACGTATTCGAGCACAACAAATTCAAAATCATCAATACCGTATTGGTCGTGTGCAGCCTGCACCAAAGACGCATTATGTTGACCGTCCAACATACTCACGTAGTGGCTGAGCCAGCGCCGCATTAAATCTTTGGACATGCCAATATATCCTTTATTGAGCGTCTTTGAAACAACGGCGTACACACCACTTTTGCCGTTTTGTTCCATGAAGACCGCACAAAGGGACGGGTCAATTGTTTGTAGATATGCAAGATAATCATCGTCATGAAACATCTTATGCGACGTTGTTAGGAAACTTGAATTGATTGTCTTCTCTGATTTCTCGAATCTCATAGCCACGTCGGTTGATCTGGTTGAGTGTTTCTCTAAGATAGGTGACCTTGGTTTCTTGTACGTCAATTATCTCTTGCGCCCGTTGTATGTCCGGGTCGGCGTTCAGATACAAATTTAGATCGGATTTTATTGGCTTGATTTTCAAATTGAACGGCTTCTCTTTGTAAACTTCTGGATCGCTTTTTCCAAGATAGTACTCGGTTTTTTTCTTGACCAAGCTATTCATTCCACGACTCATGCGACGCAGTTCATTCAATTCGTGCTGCCAATATTTCAAGAATTTGTCATGAATCTGGTAGGTGCGGGCGGACTCATCGTTCAACTGATCTTTTCTGATGGCAAGATCCTGAGGAACCATTGCATGGTATTCTTCTAGTTGCATTTTCCTTTAATGATGATACCATTGATTTGAAATCTGTCTACTTTACTGAGAATCGGCTTGAGTTACGATAGTGGACGGGTCGTTAACGCTCTGAATCACGGTTTGATCCTGATAATTAACAACCGTAGAATCGAGTTCCCAATAGACATACTTAAAAGACGCAGTGGCGATAGGAATGGTCGTATCAGGTACTTTCGTGTCAAACTGAATCCCAGAGAGGGCATGGGGGAATGCGCCGGTAAAAGTGACGGTGTGCTGGGGCTGGTTATGAGAATCCAGGATCATCAATGTGATGTTCGACGTGGTGCCGACCGACGATGCCGCAATTTCGGCATACTGTCCATAAGAACGGGGAAAACCAAGAGCGACGATCCAACTGGCGATCTCTCGGTAGTTTTGCATGTTTTCGTCAACAGGGAAGCTCATGGTGAAGTCTTCAAAGACGACCTTATCACCGGGTCGAGGTATGTCTACAAACGGGGTTGGTTGGCTTGCGTTGCCCATTGCGATACCCGGCAGGTTGCACTCCTGGACGAAGTATTGAATCGCAGGGCATCGCCAGAATTGCACTACGAAACGGTGTGTTGCCAAGAAGTTTAGGTTCGTAGGCTGGTTCTGGACTATACCTATTCCTGCGGGAAGTTGCAATGACATCTACTCTCCTATACCTACTTGACAAATTCAAAATCCACGCTACAATGAACAGTGTAAGCGCAAGAGACCATTAGTATCTATAAGATACCTAGATACTCTGATACCCTCTGAACGCCTCTTGACGAATTCGTTTCAAACTTGCATCTCATGCTTGACAGCATCAATCATCTCTGCTAAGATCAGATCAAATAGATCATAGCTGACTCGCTGGAGATCGTTTTTGATTTTGAAACGACTCTAAGATCCTGCCTTTTCCAGAGGTTGTATCCATATCAATGTCTCTCATGTATTTAGAGACGATCTGAAGACCTTAGGCAGGTAATGAAAACCAAGTATACGAACACAATAACTGATCTCTTGACATTCAAATCCGGTGCAGTCGCTTACAAGCTGTGGGGCGGTAAGGCCATCACATCAATGGGCGACGGAGTAAAGTTCCGGGTCACCAACAGCAAATCCGTTGATTATGTTTATGTCCGCTACTTGAGCGGGAGTGAACTATTTGAAGTTGAATTTGGGGCATTAGTGAATACTGACTACGACGTACTAGATCGAATTAGCCCGGTCAACGTAGCCGAACTTATCCCCACCATCAGCAAGAGGTTATTTTCCATTCAATGAAGAACATTGGGCGCATCTTCGTGTACGTCATCATAACGCTCCAATTTGGCGCATCCATCGGATACGCATTTTCTGGAGACTGGCGACGATCCATGTACTGGCTTGCGGCCTGCGTTTTGAATGTGACGGTAACATTTTGATATGCTCATTTTAGGAATCATCGCTTTCTTGTATCTTTGGTGTTTGGCTAGGTATGGTTTGGGGCTGTTTGGTCTCATTCAAGAGGGCATCCGTCTCAAACGAGAAGAAGACGACTATTTGTCGCAGTGGCTATAATTTCACTCACACGAAGTAATCGAACATGACTTACAAAACTCTCGCTAAGAAGATTCGTCAAAAAGAACTGGCGCTCGAAGTTGCTCGTGATGTTCTCATCAAAGAAATCGCTGATTTGAAATCACAGTGCAAACATAATTGTGTCGTCATCACGGCGTCGTATTACGCTGGCACGTATTCATACGATCATGATGATTGGCATCCGCAGGGCCGTCTTTGTGTCATTTGTGGCAAAACGGAAATGGGTCCTACACACGAACCGAAGCCGGGTGATTTCAAAGAATTGCTCAATCCAATTCGCCGGTTGGAAATTTATCACAACCAAAACACGCCGCTGGGCTGGAAAGAACTGTTCCACACACCGCTCTCCAAACTCTTGAAGTTCATTGAAATAACAGGATTCAAAATTTAATGGAACCAAAAAATAGTTTTCGATACCGGCTTGGTATTGCGTCTCCGACTGGATTTGATATTGAATCACATACAGACAGTCGTGAGGAAGCCGAGGATTGGGTTAGACAGCCGTCCGATCAACCTGGAACTATGCACGCCTATGTAGTCGAAGTTTGCCCGGACTGTCTGGGTTATGGCGACATTCCCACCGGTTACTGTCATTGTGGTATAAAAATGGAAGGACATTTAAGTCCTGGCATGTCAGATCATTCAGCAAGCGAAACTTATCATACCTGTTTCAAATGTATGAGCGACCACCCGCTACGTGTGCAGTTGTACATGTGTGATATGTCAAAAATCTCCGCATGAGTAATCTTTTTCAGCTTGGACACTTTCGATTGAACAGCGGGCAGATGTCCGATTTCAAAATTGAATGTGATGCTTTGACACTTGACGATTTGAATTGCATTGCGTACTTGTTGTGTGAACGACTACCCGAATTCGGTGGAGTCGTTGGTGTGCCACAGGGCGGTATTCTGTTAGCGAATGCCATGAGAGTTTATGCCACGCCGGGTTGCCTCAATTTTTTGATCGTGGATGATGTGTTCACGACAGGTGGCAGCATGAATCGCCTGTTTGAGGAATACATGTCCAAAATTGCTGAAAATGTCACCTACCTTGGTGGCGCACAAGAATTTCAATACACGTCGGTGAGCGGTGCGATCATCTTCAATCGAAGCGAAGGCATGCTTCCGTCTTGGATCACACCTCTGTTCACAATGACGAAAGTACCAGCATGAAGAATATCAAACTTGTAAGTGCCGAAGACGGAGATTGGATCGGCCTTTACGTCGATGGACAATTGAAAATTGAAAATCACAGTTTGCGGCCCGCCGAAGTTTTGAAGGCACTTGATTTGCCTTTTGAAATCATCGATTTAACGATGGATCAAATGGAAGAGGGCTTACCGGGCACTACCGACGAATTGCCATCTACTTGACAACTTCCATCTATTCGTGTTAGTATCTAATTTATGACAGACTGGACATTCTCAAAAAATAGCCATCCCACCATCTCTTTCAGTGTCCTGATAGAAGGTCGGCGACAAGATCCAGCCGATCCGTTCAAGTGGGTGACGCTCATCTCTGACTTGCTGATCGAGGGGCCAACGCTACCGGCCACGATTCGCCGCCTTTATGAAGAGCTTGTCTGCATAGCTCGAAAAAGACACATATCGAACATGCATGATGTTCAATTTCATGTGACTCGGATGAACCCAGATGTATCAGGTGGCGACCTTAACGGGCCGCTGCGCACGTGGGTCGTCCTGGACAGCGTAGAAGCGCTCCGTGGTGTTGGCATGGTTCTGACCATGTTAGTGAATGAGTATTTGAGAAAGCGGGGACTATGAGTGACCTACTGAAAGACAAATCGGAATGGATGTTGGTCGGTCATTTTGGTGTGGACGCTGGATTGTGCTGGATCGGTGATCCTTGCTATGTTATTCACAACGAAGAGGGATTGCCTTCGACACTCGGAAAAAACTGGGGCGATTTTTGCGACAAACTTCACGACATGAATCACGGCGCTAAGAGCTTCAATTATGCACGGGGGCACGAAGGGCTTGGCGTTTGTGTAACGACTGGTTTTGGTGATGGCACCTACCCGGTCTACGCCCGTCTTCAAGAGGGCCGGGTGGCACAACTCTTCATTGATTTCTTCGGTGACGGTATGGGAGGCGAAGAGAATGGCACCTTGAAGTTCGCACGACAACTCTTCGATGGAACCTCCAAAGAAATGAGAAAGCGGGGTATGTGACAACCGAAGCAGTTGTAAAACAAAAGACGAAGAGATCCACTGACGCATTTAAAGCAGCGAGACGAATTTTCGACTCGCTACGCAAAGATAAGCGAAGAGCTTATGAACGGTCAAAACCCGGCTATAGCAAGGGGTGGACGGAAGCGGATGTCCTAGCCAGAGAGGAAACCAAAGCAGCCAAAAAGAAAGCCAAAGCAGCCGGTGAGAAGTTCTATCAGGGTCGTCCGCATAAATGTGGAGGGACGACGTATACTATTAGTGGTAGTTGTGTGGCTTGCGCAAAAGCCTATAGAGAAAGTCCAGAGGGCCGAGCCGCTGCCAAAGCTAGTAGAGAAAGACCAGAGGACAAAGCCTCCAAGAAAGCTTACGACAAAGACTATAGGAAAAGACCAACGGTCAAAGCCGCTGCCAAAGCTCGTAGGCAAACTCCAGAGAGCAAAGTCTCTAGGAAAGCCTTCAACAAAACCTATTACGATAAAACTCACCCATCTAGCCTTTTGCATTTAGCAAGAAGGCTGGCTAGAAAAAAAGCCAAAGCAAACGGCAGTAAGTTTTTCCAAGGCGAGCCGCATGAAAAGTGTGGTGGGACGACGAAACGATATACTAGCCGTGGTAAGTGTGTGGCGTGCGTTAAAGCCGCCGACAAGTCCAGGACCAGGGTGAAATGATGTTCATCGAAGACGACAAATGTAACGAGTTGGGTTTAGACACCAAGAAGGTCGCTTCAATTGCACGGCGGCTGTCTAAAGCAGCTTCAGAGGCGAACAAGCTGGGTCTGGTGGTGTTTGGTGGCTCTGGCAATGGAACACTTCGTGTCTTTGGTCGGGGAACTTCAGGAATCGTGGCAGAGCTTGACGGCAGTTTTGATGGTGGTGACGGCGGTGACGATTACGGTGACGATTACGTATATGTCCCGTCGCCTGACGCCCTAGGAGGTTGAAGCAGCATGAAAGATCAAAGTTGGGCATACCGACAAGCGGAACTTTGGAAGCAATATGAAGCAGAAAAGAAACAGGAACAAGATCGAGCCGAATGGCTCTACTATCAGGATTCAGAAAACAATGACTGATCTCCAGTGGTCCACGATTTGCACCATCCGGCAAGAGCCGGAATATCACTTCCACGGCGATGAGCGGAAGGTCGCAGAGCGCATGGTAGATAGGGGTTGGTTGAAACGGCTCTGTCTGCGCAAGATACACACGGGTGCCTATCTAATCACGGCGCTGGGTTTGAAGGTGTTTCGGCAAAGTTGGATTTGAACATGAACATGTTGTGGGAATTTTTCTTTTGTCCGATTCACGGAATTTTTGCTCCACAGAACTGGGCTTTTATTTTGCCGGTCTTCACTGAAATCGGATTGTACTGGGGAAGGATTGTAACATGGCTAAGCCAGAAGTCAAAGAAACCGTCCTCTACTGCCTAGAACGAGAGTGGAACAACACGAAACAGAGCGGCACTCGCTATTGGGCCTTCTACCCACATACCTTTGGTGTGCGGATGCACGATGACAAGGCAGAAGTTCTCAAAGTTCGAGTCGTCGAAGATCCTGAGGGTACCTATTGGGGCTGGTGGGATTTGGATTCACCACCCGATCACACACCCACCAGCTTTTATGAGCAACGTACAGGAAACACTTCGCCACGTTTTTTGTTCGTCTACCCGGAACGCATGTTGCTCAATATGTGTTTCCCCTACGGCATGGAAGCCGAAGAGGAACGGGGCCACGGGAAGTGCTATAAGGTTCGGGTTGAAGTGCTGGAGACGGTTCCCAAGAATGTGTGACGATCTCCAAACGATGATCTTTTTGCTTGGCTCTCTTGGGCTGGGTCATGCAGCTTTGTTACTGGTTTATCGGAGTGTTGACGGTGATCGGGTTACTGCTTTTGGCAAAGGTGAAATTAGATGGAACGAATGATGATCGACTCCGTAATTTGTGAGATGGCAATGCACAATCGCTATTGGCTAGGATTCTTCTCCGGCCTGTTGGCGGGCGGCATTCCGACCGGCATTCTCGTTTGGTGGGTCAACCAACCCGATCCTCCGAAGAACATCAATCCACACGCCGCCAACGGTGACGGCGACATGTTTATCTAACTACATTCCACCGGATAATCGCAAATGTGTAAATACATACATGAAATGTTCATCATGTATGAAATCGGCTACTGAAAGTGCATTTGTCAAAAACAAAAGTAGGAAATCTGGTTTTGAAGGCGTTTGTAAAGAATGTCGAAATAGACAAATACAATTGAAAAAGGTAGCGGACCCACAAGCATTTGCAGCGGCAGCGGCAGCTCGCAAATATCGTTATAATCATACAGAAAAAGGAAGAATATCTTCAAGAAATAATCATCAAAAATTTCATCAAAATGAGATTGAATATGGGCGCAAATATTATCAAGAAAATAAAGAAAATAGGATAGCTAATACACAAAACTGGCGACGAAATAATCCCGAAAAAGTTCGAGTAAACAATGCTGCCTATCGTCAACGCCAGAGTGTCAACCCAGTTTTTGTGTTTTCTCGACGGCTCCGTTCGTCTCTCCGAAAAGCATGGACTGGATCGAAATGCAAACCTACGTTTGATCTTCTTGGTTATGATAGAGCCGCTCTATTGCACCATCTAAATCCATATCTAAGCAGATCATGCGTAAGATGCAATCTTGTAACGATAGACTTGACAAACTCCCATATAGATCATATACTACCTCTAGCTGGTTGCCAGTCAAATGAAGATGTGATAAGATTGAACCAATTGACAAACTTAAGATTGATCTGTAGAACATGTAATCAAGCAAAGGGATACCGTCTTGAGTAACTCAACGCATCGTGCTGAAGTTTTTGTGATAGATCGGATTGAAAAGCATCCAAATGCGAATACCCTTTCCGTTTTGCGTATTTTTGACAACTATCAATGTATAGTTCGATCTTCTGAGTTCAAAATTGGTGATCTTGCTGTATTCATAACACCTGATTCTGTTCTCCCGGACAAGCCGGAATACGTATGGCTCAAGGGCAAGCTCCGTATCAAAGCGGTGAGGCTCCGGGGCATTGTTTCGCAGGGATTGGTATTGAAGGCACCAGAGGGAGCACAAGTCGGTGACGATGTTGCGGAGCTTCTGGGCATCACGCATTACGTTCCTGGACCAAGTAAAGGACATGGAGCGGGCGGTGGTGGCAACCAGGGCAACCCGATTGCTGATCCGCCCACACCGGGGCCGGAGTACGACATTGATTCCTATTTCCGATACGGTTCTTTGATTCCAGAGAACACGCTAGTCGAGATCACGGAAAAAATCCACGGGATGAATTCTCGTGCGACTTATCAAAAAGGTCACTTGTGGATCGGGTCACGCAACCATTACCGCAAGCGTGACAAGAGCACACTTTTCTGGAGAGTATTTGAAAACAACCCGTGGCTGAAGCGTCTCTGTAAGCGCCATCCCGGATGGGTGGTGTACGGCGAAATTTTCGGCAAC